GAAATACTTGTCGTTGTCACGTTGAACAATAAAGATTTTTGATTTCATAAATGTATTATACACCCAAAACCATTTATTGTCAACCTTAGGAATTGACAGTATTAAACGGATCATAGGAATCAGTAGACTCATCCTCAAGAGTTTCCGCAACTTCGTAGACCCAACGAATAGGGATATCCAAACGACGGGCAATATCACGCGGATCCAGACCCGACTCAAGGTCCAATTGTACATCAATGAAAAGTTCAGCCATAATAGACATTTTTTGTCAACCTTTAAAGTTTAGCAACCAATTGATTGTGGATCATATCCATTTCGGATTGTTCCACGTAGAAATCAGTAGTCGGATCGTAGTACTGACCTTCTTTGTTGTCATAATACAACACTCGACCGGAGAAGTTGAACGGGCCTTCTAGACCCTTACGAGGACCGTATTTTTGACGCATTTGATCCATTTCGTACTTGTCTGCAATAACACGATATCCCATTTGCAACTCCTTTTGACTGTTTAAGCCTCTATTATAGACCCAAATTGATTTATTGTCAAGCCAGTGTCAGTTGGACTTGCAGACCTTCCCAAGTACCTGCAAGACCAGTAGCACACTGGTCAGCAAGACCTTCACCGGAACGGGTGAACTCCAGTGCATCTAGAGCCTTTTGAGTGGCTGCATTGCACTTGGCAAAGTCACCTACACCGTTGCGAATCTGTTTTACTGTAGCATAGAAACATGCTTGACCAACGATAACACGAAACTTTTGAGTTTGCTTGAAACGCTTCATAACCATGTAAGACTCCTTTAATCAATCTATACATGTATTATATGCCCAAACCCATTTATTGTCAACCTCTTTGTTTGAGGCGCCAAAATTGGCGCCACCGAACGGATTGCTTTGTTCGATGGAGGCTCTTAGTGCCAGTGAGAAACTTGCCGTCAATAAGCTTACCGAAGGGCTTTGCTTTGGGTTGGCCCTTCAGTAGTTTTTCGGCAATGCGTTCGTAAGTACTCATTTTGAAGTTCATACATGTATTATATGCCCAAACCCATTTATTGTCAACCTTCTAGGATAGACCCAATGTTGAAGTACTGCAATTCATCACGGCGTGATGCTTGCATTTTGATGTTAAGAACCATATCACCGTTTTTAAATTGTGTGTCCCATAAACCAATCAATGGATTAGTAGCAGTAAGACCAAAACGATAAGCACGATTCTTAGAATCTTTCAACCAGTACTCAGTAAACTTACCTCGGGTCTTACTATTCTTTTTGAACCCTTTGACTGGCGTAAGTCGTACAGACTTGTCAATTGTCTTACGTGTGAATCTATCAAACTCAGGGATGTCTTTTTCAAACTCACGCTGGATAACATCAAACTCAACATCATGTGCATGAAATTCAGGTAGCCTATAGACCATTGGTACAGTCTTCTCAGTGAACTTCTTTGAATCACCTAGCAAGTAGTCTTTCAAATCTTGACGGAACTGTGTTAGTCGTTGGTCTTTCAATGTCATGACCATAAACTTCTTATTGTAGTAGTCACGCACTTCCTCTGCCTTAGTACGATCTTCCGGTGTCACGTGCCTAAACAATGCATCGGATAGTAAACTAGTAACGTGTGGTTGAAGGGTATGTTTGTCTTGTCTAATGCGATACCATGCACAACTTAGTGCCAACAAATCCTCAGTAGTTTCAATTATTTCATACTTCTTCACGTTGCTAGATGATGAATTTTGGTCTGCAAAGATGCCAGTTATGCTATTAGATAAATTACCTAATGTGAATACTTGCCCTTGTGCGCCGGTGATACTAATGCTAGACGGTATTGTATATGTCATAAATTATCCTACAGTAATGTCTTCCATACCAGCAGTACGGAGACGAACAATGTGGCCCATCTGCCATTGTTTGGCTTCAAGACCTTTTAATATACCCAACCAACGATTACGCAATAATGCGACTTCGTTGATTAGGACCTCAAAGTCAATAACTTCTGATTCACCGTCTACATACTTTTCAGCATCACGGCTTGTCAGTGCTCTATTATACGCTTCTAAGTATTTTTGAAAATGTTTTCGGCGAATTTGCCTTAGCCTAATGTTGAGATAGTTTAGTACCGCTTCTATCTCTTGTAGTTGATTGAATCTATGTTCAGTAACACCGGGTAAATTGGCAATGTTCTTTTCAACATTGCCATAGATTTTTACCTCTTGTTTGGCGCTAGCCAATTCTGACTCATAGTGCGTAATGAAATCCGGTATCGCAGATAAGTCCTGCGATACTTTTGTGTACCAATTCATTTAATCCCATTCATCATCTTCGGGTTCATCGTAATCTTCGTATTCTTCTTCGACTTCGTGCTGTTCTCTGTAATACTTCAAAGCACTGCCAATATCTTTATCACCTCTAAACGATTCTTTAATATCGTCCGCGTCATATCCAGCGTCAATCAAAAGATTGACAAGGGTGTCGGCGGCATCTTTTCGTTCATTAAAGTCTACATGACTTCTTAGGGCTTCCCATACTTCTGTTACGATATCCAAACTCATTCTGTAGTTTCTCCTTCAGGTTCTACAGAATTACTTATCGTTGGTTTGATTTTTTTGCCATATTCGGACATAACTTTGTCCAAGCAACCATCAGTGTTTGCTTCCCATGCTTTACGGAACTTCTTAATGATTTCTCCGTCAAGTGTAGTATAAACAAGACTATTGCCTTCTTTCTTAACAAGCTCGTCCTTCTCAATCATGTCAAGCATGCCTGAGTATGGATTCATACCTGTTTCATATGGAATCTTAATCTGAACACTTTCGAAAGGCTTAGCGTAACGAGTTTTCATAATCTTACATGCACTGCGAATGCCGCGCACATCAGATACTTTGTTACCATCTTCATCTTCTTTAAGTTTCAATTTCTTCATCGCAACGACAATTGAACTTGCGTAAACGAAACCTTGACCACCTGAGATTTTATCATCCGGGTCAAACATATCTTGTGAAGCATAAGTGTGATTAGTAGCAACTAATCCAACGTTGTGACTACCGAACATGTTAACACAATTGCGAACAAGTGATGTAAGTGCTTTAGGCTTACGACCCATGTCACCCTTCATATCACCTGCTTCAAATTGATTAACGTCAGTTGGTGTCAACAACATACCAAGCGAGTCAAGAACAAACAAGACTTTTGGTTTGTCATCTGTTGGCATTGCTTTGTATGATTTCATGAATTCGCTAATTGTTTTAGCAACGTCATCAATCATAGCCATGTTAAGCTTTAACAATTTATCTTCGTCAGTTGAAACACCTAAAGCATGTAACCATGCTTCGTCAAGTGCGTTTTCGCTGTCAATCAGTACAACGAAAATGCCTTGTTGTTGTGCGTGACGAACTAGGTTTCCTGAGCAGATGAATGATTTTCCTGATCCTGACTCTCCGGCAAAGACAGTAACTTTACCAAGAGGTACGCCTTTATTAAAGTCACCACTAATAAGATAATTGAGTGCAAAGTTACCAGTTGAGATCCAGTCAGTTGGATCATTGAATCCAATTGATAATCCTTCAATAGACTTTGTAATGTCTTTACGAAATTTACTAATATCGAATGGTTTTCCCATGCTTACTCCACATCCATTGTGTTGTATTCTTTGATTAGTGCAATCAATTCTTCTTCAGTGTTACAAAGAATCTTTGCATTCTTCCAATCACTTTCTTCATCACGACCACCTACTTCAACCATCCAACCATTGTCATAACGGTTAAGTGTAATTGAATCATTTACTTTTGCTAATTTAGTTAATTTTTTTGTCATTTTATTCTCCTAATTATTTTTGTACAGTGTTTGTATACATTCTATCAGCGAATGAAAATTTGTCAAGGAACTCTGGACAATTGTCTGCAATTCTCTCTAATTCATAATCGCTAGGATAGTGACGCAAGACCCCGCGGGCGCGGTCTCGCACTAATGATGGTACCCTAGGAGTGCGCCCAGGATCGCATAGTTCTTCTAACAGTTTTTTACCTTGCTTAAGGGCACGGTAGCGTTCGTCGGGTAATGTCATGGTTTTCTCCTAAGGAAGGGAGCCGAAGCTCCCTCGTTCCGATTAAGACTTGTTTTGTCTCGCACGAATCATCGCTAGGATGTCTTGTGCTTTATCGCTTGATGCTGGCGCAGTCTTTGGAACCTGTACAGGTTGTGAGGCTGATGCAGTGTCATCTTCCCAAGGAGCTGTAGAAGTTTCTGCTACGGGAGTTGCTACGGGTGCGCTGGTTCCAGCAGACGCGGTTGTTCCTGCCGTAGCTCCTGCAGGGGCTTCAATTCCATATGGACGATAGTATTGACCCCAACGTTCGTTGTCGAATGGTTGACCGTCAACTGATGCCTCAAACATTTCTTTGATAACACGCAGTTCAGCTTCGCTAGGCTTCTTAGGCAAGAAGTCAGCCAAGTTGTGCAAGCCATGTGCTTCAATAGCGGCTTGTTCTGTTTCTGTTAGAGGAGATTCTTTACGTGCCCAGTTACTTGTAGAGTAATCTGCATAACCACCTTTGCTTGTTTTCTTAACGTTGAAGTCAAGACCACGTAGATAGTCTGTTGGCAATTCTTCCATTTCAGGATCCATTAGACTGGACTTGATGATAGTAAAGATTTGTGGGCTGATGATGAATCTGCGAATTGGGTTCGCAGGAGTCTTGTCGTCACCGATAGGGTTTTGACGAACAAAACCTTGAAATAGATAACTACGCTTCTTCCAATACTTGTTAGCCATTTCTTTCAATGATTCGTCTTTGTACCAAGGACGAACTTCTGCAAGAACAGGACAAGCATCGCCATACATTTCCATACATGGAACTTGTACAACAGTTTGCTTAACGTTAGGATCGCCCTTAACGCCATTGAATGGAAGCTTGATGATTTGACGCTCTACCCAGAAGAAGGTGTTACTAGAATTTGCGTCTGGCAAGAAGCGGATCGTGGCTGTTGTGCCTTCGTCCATATTCCAGTGGGGGTAGATTGAGTTATCAGATTGAGCGCCTGATGCGCCTTTTTGTTGCTTGTTTTCTTGTGCCGCGATACGAGCACGAATTTCTGCTAATGATGCCATGATATTTTTCCTTATAAAATTGAGATGGTCTCGTTT